CTGGCATAATACGTATTGCACCATTTGATAGTGAACGAGAGAATGGTGCGTTTGTTCTATTGTATCCGTGATATAACGCCTTGCCTTCAGCCTGAAATGAAATGTCAAAACAGGCTGATTGCTTTGTAGCAAACTTAGGTAATGTAATATTTGGATCAGTCTTGTAAATGTTCAATCTATTCATTATATACTCCATTGTCATTTATCGTGAAATTTCTTCCCAGTCCATGGATCCATGAACGTCTAAGTTATCAGTTCCTCCTGCAACTGTAAGAGTCAGAGGATAACCAGCTGTGCCGTTCAAAGAATCTCTTTCTAGCTGGAACTTAAATAGTGCTTCTTTTAGAATATCGGTCGGCACGGAACTCTGAGTATCTGATGCCATATATCCTTGAGCCATTACTATACCACCAGTTACAACATTGTTCGCTACCATATTATATTCAACGGCTGAATCTGTACCAGCGGATGTAAACGTGTTATTAGCTAACGTTGCATTACGAATAACTTTCCATAAAAACTTACCGTTATTACCAATACCCATTACCGATAGTGCAGTAAGAATAACTATAGCATCTTTTTTGTCAGCTTTCAATCGTAATGATGCAACAACATAATCTGTACCAGAAATAGGCAAAGCTCTAGGTGTTTTTATTTGTGTACCTACAGACTGCTGGAATCCTCTGAGTTCATAACCGCCTTCTGAGATGACAGTAGAACATACCTGCTTCATTGTGCTTGAATTGCCGGTCGGTCCGACATTCTTAATCTCATATCTCAAAGGTAGAGAAGCGGTCGTCATATATGTTGATGTAATTTTGTTTGCGTGATGGAAAGAATGGCAGTGTATTAGCTGACCATCTAGTACGAATCCACAACGAACTGTACCAAGACCTAACCATTCAATATCCGTAAAGAGGATTTGCGCTTTGCTCAAATCTAGAGTTTTTTGTGATGGGCTACCTTCTACAGCACCAAGAAGAGTATCTGTATTCCAATCTGCCTGTGCAACTCTATTCTCAGTCATTACGCCAGTCGATGATGTTCTTTCTACAAGATATATATCACCGTTAGCCTGCTCTAGATAGATACCGTTGTTTGCACCGAAGTATCCGACGCGCTGTGTTAGATTTAATTGAGCATTGGCCATTACAAATGTATTCATTACCTGTAATGATTTACCTGGCTGATATGAAAATACTTTGGTTGTTTCGCGGATAATCTCATGACTGCTGGTTGTGCCAATAGACAGATTGATTAGACCTTCGTTAGGAGAGAATGTGATTGTGGTACCAGAACTATTAGATTGTACCCAGAGTCCATTGTCTTTGTATCTATGAGAGGAATCAAATAGCGTCAGAGGAGAAGAAGTTCTAGCCCTACCAAAAGCATCAACGGACATGCCAGACGGATTGGCAGGACCAACCAGATTGCCGTATTGATCGGCAAGCATCATCACTTCAAAAATTGTAGTCTCTTGAGGTAGATACTTGTGCGTATCTTTACGGAACTGTGCCATATTATTCTTCCTTGCGCTTCTTGCCTATATTGTATTTAGCAACGAGATTCCAATCATTCTTTTCTTTATGTGAAATAATCTTAATCTGAGATAATGGAGCTACAGGTTCAGCACTTTTTTGTTCGCTTACCAAGTCTACTAGCTCCCATTCATGAAGCAGATTGGCAATAGTATTAAGACGGGCGCGATCATCCTCTGTAAAGTCTGACTGCTTCCCGTCCAGTAAAAATAATTGCTTAAAATGCACTATGTAATATTTGCCTTGCTTATGAAGGATATGACATGATTGATACAGGGTCTTGTCCTTCTTAGAGGCTACACCCATGCGCGAAAGCGTCTCACGAACCTTGAGAAAGTTGTCAGGATTTGGTAGCGTTACCTCCACTAGTTCTTTTATGTCTAACATTCAAACCACCTTTATTTAAATTCTTTTTGATCTCTTCGATCTGAGCATTAGACAAGATGGACAAGGCCTCTTTAGCCTTTTCGTTTGAGTAGTTGTAATACTCTTTTATCGCATCCAAATTCTCTACAGTCTCACGCTTCTGCCATTTCTGGAAAGGGCGCTTATAAGCTCTTACAGTATTTAGCAAATAGTGGTATTGTAGAAGACCGTCAGTGGACGGCTGAAGGTTCATCTGGTTAGCAGGCATTACCATATCCATGTGAAAAGAAATGGAACGATTAACGACGAACGGGACATAATCCCGCTCGTTTTCTTGTGTCACGAATACCTTCTTGGTCTGCTGGATCGAAGGTATGATATCTTTGAAAAGATCGGCCATTAGTTCCATCCCGAAACAGAATATCTCTGTAGGATTTTAGCTTCATTCTCCGACATTGTAAAGACCTCTTTCATTCCTTCCTGATCAATAGGAATCAAAACCATGTTACGTCCGTCTTTTGTGGTGTAGTAATTGAACTTTATATTTGATGACTCAATACAATATACCTTTCCACTAGAATGATGAGGACGTTTTTCATTTGGTACAGATACAAAATATACATAGTCGGCATTAAGGCACTTACGGAGCTGATTTTCCTTAAACGAAAAGGAATTCTTGATGACAAAAGGTACCTGAGTTTTTACTTCAACTTTCTTACCTTCAACAATCATGTCTTTTTGACTATCATATTGATCGACCGAAACTTGAAATTGTTTGCCTTGACTGCTGAACCAGTTAAGGACAATTGTTTCGCCAGCACGACCCAGCTTTGCTTGAGAGCTATCATTATCAAACATATTCACAGTCTACCATAAGTTCAGTCAGACAAGCGACCAGATTGATTTCTTGATCGGCCACGAAAGCGGCCTGATATTGATACTTACCGATTGTCACTACTGCCTGCGGAATGCTATGTGGCTTCATATATTCATACAGACCATCGTAAATCTTACGATAGATCCGTGCAGGTTCAATGTCGGAGTTGATCACACACCACTTACGCATTTCACCAAAGTTCTTTTCTTTCAGATGTTTTACGAGATCACCAATCTTTCTTACATCGGAAAGCTGTGCCACAATGCCAGCATCAAGAGAGCCAGAACTAGAATAACGCTGCAACTCATTGAGAGTACGGCGATAGTCAGGGAAATACTTTTCGATAATCTTAGCAAGAACCGCCTTATCATACGTAACATTTTCCTGAGTTAGAATATTTTCCATGCGCTTCATCAACTGTGAGGCCATCTTTGCTTTTTCATCACTCTTCAATGCAAAGTCAATGACAGAACACCGAGAATGGAGAGCATCAATCAGCTTAGACTTGAAGTTACAAGTAAAGATGAATGTACAATTGGACGAAAACTCTTCGATTGCACCACGCATAGCGGCTTGTGCTTCTGGAGTCAGATAATCAGCTTCATCTAGAATGATGACTTTCAGACCGCCAGTCAAAGAAACAGTTGAAGCATAATTGCGAATGGTTGTTCGCAGTGTATCAATACCACGATTTTCGGATGCGTTGATATAGAGATGATTGATACCAATCTCATCACACATGGCCTTTGCAATCGTAGTCTTGCCTACGCCTGCTGAACCAGTGAGCATGAGATTGGGAATCTTCTTACTATCAACATACTCCTGAAACGGCTTCTTGAGCCGATCAGGAAGAATGCAATCGTTAACCGTTGTCGGGCGATATTTCTCTACCCATAGGAAGGATTCGTTCGTCAATTTCATTCACCATTTTTTGAAGAAGTTCTCTAGTGCCGGCGCCGCCAAGGTTTTGTACATATATTTCTTTGGCGGTTACCATCATGTTAGATGCCAACATGAGAACATCTTGTACATTATCGCACATCATGATCTGTCTGTCAATGGGTTCCATTAATTCAGCCAGGCGTTGAATTGTTTTTTCTCTATCTATTGACATTATGCTTTCTTTCTGACATTGAATCGAGACTTTAGTAAAATAGCCACAGTTTCATCGATAGTATCTAAGTTTATCCTCGCGCTTTGCAGATTAGGAAATTCATACTGCGGAAAAAATTTGACATAGAGAGTATCAGGATTAATTCCAGCACGACGAGCTTTCTTGCCTCCAGGATGATTTTCATCTGGTCTTGAAATGTCATAGAGTTCTTTTATAAATCTATAAACTCTGTGTCTCATAGATGATGTACTTGCTCCTGTATAGATACAAGAAAATCCCTTGTCTGTCTTTTCATAAATTGCATATAGTCCAGGACAATCAATCTCGGAGTATTTGGGTTGAGAAAAATTGTTTCCTTCGGTAAGGAATGTCATAGAACATCCATTTGAAGTTAGCGACGAATCAACTTTATAAAAAGGCAGCTTTGCACCAAGAGTTACAATCTTTCTGGCGTAATCCCAATTGTCAGTATAGCTTTCACCATAAAGATCAGTAGCCACTACTTCATAACTCCATCGTAGAACTCTTCGAACTGACGATTTTCTTCTTGTTCTTCCGAATAGTTGGACTTGAAATAAACCTTTGCCATACGACGAATGATCTTCTTATCAACGCCAGTCTTGTCGCTAATGTTATTCAATGCTTCCTTCTGAAAGTCTCGTTCAGAAGCAACGCGAGTCATACTATCATTCATTTCACGAATAGCATTCTTTAGTTCTGCCTTCTGAGATTCCGTAAGAGAGTTGATGCTTACGAAAGGCTTATTGTGACCGATACCAGACATTACTTGC